ATACAACAGAAAGCGAGGAACAGATGAACGATTTTAAAAGCAAATTAGACGACTTATTAGACGAGTTAGAACGCTGTTGTGCAAGTCAGCATTTTGAAGTAGCAGATGACATTAGAGCTAAGATACATAAGCTGATTGAGAATAATATTCCACAATGGCACAGACTTAACAAGGAGGAACAGTAATGATACCTTACGACAGATTGATAAAGTACTCAACCATTTTTCTTGAATTAGGGATAGAGAATGTCGAAAAAATACTAGAACGCAATGATTTTGACAAATTCAACACAGTCATACTTGAAAAGCAGTTAGAAGAATACAAGCACGATTTAGAAGAGATTAAAAGGGAATGGATGTAATGAAGCTAAAAATAGAGTTAAATCTAAAGGGCACAACAATATCAGGCAGAGTGCTAGAGCAAGACGAGGAGTTTAGGGGTGATAGATTTGAAAAATATATAATAACCGACAACATTATCAAAATCAAATCACTCGATTTACCGCAATTAAAATGCGAAAATTTCTACATACGAGGTAAAGATAAGAGCAAGGACAGCACAATCTTTGGATATACATATCAACGCACTGAGAGGGCAGAAAAAATCTATAAGCACATCATCGACCTTGTCAATGAGTTGAACGGCGAATTAGGTGGAGTGGTGGACGAGTGTGGAAAAACACTATACATTGACGACGATGGAGAAGTGTTGGCAAAGGGAAATAAAACACCCAAAGACCAGTCAGCAAAGGCTGATAAAGGCAAGTTAGAGTTATCCCTTGTTAATCCGGAACTTGTCAAGGCTGTAGCTGAGGTTAGGATGTACGGCACGGAGAAGTACGGAGATAGCGAGAATTGGCGAAAGGTAGAACCGAAAAGGTATGTAGACGCACTGTATCGTCACTTGCTTGCTTACATTGAGGGCAACGAGGTAGACGAGGAGAGTGGACTATCTCACCTAGCACATATGGCTTGCAATCTCAGTTTTCTATTAGACAAGGAATACCTAAAGGAGCATGAATCGGAGGGTTAAATGGGGAGAATATCAAAAGAGCAACGCAAGAAATACAACGGCTTTGAATGGGGAACCTGGAGCGACAAAGAAGTGGCGAAGATGTTCCGTCAGATGGGTTTCACCGAAGCGAAAATCAATCGCCTAGAGGATAAAACCAACTTTGTTGACGGAGTGCCGTATTGCCACATCGAAACTAAAATCTGCGATAAATTAAGCCTTGAAAGACATCTAGGCAGGGCGATAGAACACGGAATGGAAAGGCACGATTTATTTATTCCACTAGTTTGTCAAAAGCAGTATAAGGACACGATGTGGAAAGCGATATTACCCCTAGAACACTTTATGGTGCTATTGATTCTAGCCGTTGGAAGCGAGCAACAGAAGTCTGATGTACTCAAAGCACTCAAAGACGGTGTAAGACCTGAGGTAGTGAGGAGGAAGTAATGCAGAACTACTATAAGTTTGATGTGAAAGCTTATTTGATGGACTACAAGAGGAATAAAGAAGAATACGAAAAGCTTTGCGAAGAATACAATGACATCCTAACAAGTATGGGGCTTGATTATTCAAAAGAAAGGGTAACAAGTAGCAATATAGCTTCAGAGGTGGAAAACAAAGCCATACAGAGGGAAAGATTCGAGAAACGACTAAAGCCGTATAGGTGGTATTTTAAGGGGATAGCAAAGCTAATAGAGGGTTCAAGTGCAGATGAAAACTATATATACGAACTATATATGCACAACATCCCCAACAAAACAAAAGCCGTTCAGAAATATTTTAACCTCAATTCTTCCAAAGCCCACAGACTAAAAGAAGCGACACTTGACAGAGTGGAATATATTATCAAATAAAAGAAAAGCCTTGATTATTCAAGGCTTTTTCTTGATGTATCAAATTAAGAGTTTGAGCATTTTGCTACCATCTTTTAGGGTTCCCCACAGACCACTTTTTCTAGACTCTAACTGAGCCGTTATATTTTAGGGTAGCAGTGAGATATATTCATAGGCTTATAACGAGTCTAGGGAACCACTGACGACAGTTTAAAGGTTTTCGTGCCATCTTATAGGGCGACAAGCAAAACCCTTTTAAAACGCAATTTTAGGCTTCGTGCTTAATTCTGTACTCTAATAAGTCAAGAACATAAGCAGGAGGTACACGGTCGCCAATCTCCCAACTTTGCAAGGTCCTCAAAGGCACACCATAAGCCTTGCTAAATTCTTGCTGTGTCATATCCCCCCTAAGAGCCTTTACCCTGTCAGTGATTGTTGTATCAGGGAATAAGTCCGCCATCTTTTCAGGTGCCACAACCTCAACAATCTTTTTTGCTTCGTCAATTGACAGTGGCTTGATTTTACCACCATCTTCAAGGAAGAATTCCCCTGTGCGCTTCCTGTATAGCTTTGAGCCGTCATATGAGCTTATAAATACGGCTTTGCCTGTATCGTACCTTTTGCCGTTGATTATCATTTTAACCTCCTAAACAAACGATTAAGGGCGATCAATCGCCCTTATAATCTTATTCAATCCCATCAATAAAACCCAATTCCTCCACAATGTCTAGACAAATTCGATGCCAATCGCTACAAACGACACCGTTCCAATCTTCAGGCTTTCCGTCTGCCGTGCTATAATCACGATACTCTAGACACTCGCCACCATCTGCACTAGTAAATTGATGAGAGCCAGAGCCCTCATTATAGCTATATGTATAGCCGTTGTCAGATAGAACTTTAGTCATTATTTTAAAATCTTCATAAGTGTACATATTTCAACCCTCTCTTTACTATAACATTATAATTCGCAATCTACAATCTATTTTGTTAGGCTTCCCTTATTTCAATCTTGCAATAATCAACAATACCGCTCTTGATTCCTGTTTTAGTCATTGCCTCTTTTATGTTTTCAGCCTCAACCCATAATCTGTTATATCTCTTGTTTTTGTAATACTCTATTCTAATAACTTTCATTGCTTACTTTCCTATTCTTAAATCTTCTAACTGTTCGAATAATATTTTTAATGCTTTAGCCTCGGCACTGTCGCCCTGTTCGTTCTCTTCTAATTTTAGCAATCGATTGTTGACTTTTTCCAATAGCTTATCGAGTGCTATATAATACTCTTTTAATATATAAACATTGTTCATTTTTCCACCTCTACAATCTATCTATTTTATGCAAGTAGAGGGGGGGATTATCCCCCCTCTTACTACTTTGTAGCTTCCTTGATGAACTCTTCAATTAGTTCACGCATTTTGCCCTGCTTAATATCTCCGTCATACTTAAGTCTGTCGAGCTCATCAGCTAGAGCGCGCGCTCTTTCTTCAAACTCCTCAACCAAATCATAATCAACACTCTGACCAAATGGGCGATACCCTGTTACGATTGTTACGCCATCTACTGCGTATATATCTGCATTCCATCCGTACACTCCGCTAGTGTAAGCGAAAGAGCTTTCATATCTTAGCAGTGTTGCCAAGCCGCAATATCCAACCTTTAGAATGATTCTGCTTGTTGCTTTAACTTCTTTCATTGTAGTTTTAAATCTCATCTTTACAACCTCATTTCTTTTATTTGATACATCTTTACATTACGCACTTTGTGTGCTTCGTTGTATGTATCATATAACACATTGTGCGATGTGTCAACACTTTTTTAAACTTTTTTTAAATATTTAATGGCTCAAAATGCGTAAATTTCAATGAAAAAATTCATCTTAAATGTTTAAGATGTGGTATAATATACTTGTAAGCAATGGAGTTAGTCAGTTATTGCGTCCATGATTTCAACCTTTCTGAATTTATATCTAGCGGCGGCAGGCTTGCCGGAGTGGTGAGCCTTTCGCACATAAAAAGAAAGGACCTAAAAGGGGTAAAGTATCGCAAAAGGGCGAGCGATACATATAATGCTTCTATCAGTAACCACCTCACTATTCGAGGGATGGCGAGAGTAGAAGCCTTTTTATTTGATTAAACAAACAGCCTAAGAGGTTAAAGAATCTAATACAATGCTCTATAAGAACCAAAGACAAAGGACAATGAAAGGGGGTAGCAATGGCAAAATCAAGAGAAAAAGCGCTTAAAGAGTCTTATTTAGATAAGCCTGCTAAAACTACCCTAAACACCTTTAAGGGAATTAAAGGGCTAAAGGTCAAAACCATATATGATGGCTTGTATATAAGACCTAACTGCGCTAAAGGAATGATTACACCGATTGACGATTGGGTCGGAGTAGATGAAGATGGCAACAGAGTAATGCTATCAGAGGTAAAGAGCGACAAGATAATAAGACAACCATTTGAGCATATAATAAAATCACCTGAGCATTTAATGACTTTATACCTTGCATTTCTAGACTATATAAGAGAAAGCAAATACACCGTATACCCTACAAAAGTGAATTTTGCTCAGCATATAGGAATAAACTATAACACATTGTTTAATTATCTAAGGGAGTACAAATCAGATTTTAAACCGCTATTTGATGGAATATTAAGCGATATATTAGCGGAGGGAGTAATTGCAGGGGCTTACGACCGTCAAATGACTATATTTTGCCTTAAAAATTGGTGTGGCTGGGCAGATAATACTAAGCTAGAAACTACTACAAAGCAAGAGCCAATCACTAAAGATAAGGCTGACAAGATACTAAAAGAGTATATATCAAGCCTGGATAGTGCAGAATAATGTATAAATTATATATTAACGACATACATTTTATACAAACCTTATGCATTAGTAACGATATTTACGATAGTTATATACAAAGAATATGCAAAGATGAATAAAGAATGATAACTTTAATCAGTGAATTTTATTAGGACCTTTGCATATTTAATGAATAAGACCATATAAGCGATAAATAGAATCGTTGGAATTTCAACATTTGTTTTAAACTATTCCGTAAATCATAGTTTACAGAATAGATATATTTACCATTATATGGAAGTACCCTATACCCTCAGCAGAGTAAAAAGGATATAGAGAACCTCAAAAGAGATAAAGGACAGAGGAGAAAAGAACAGGGTTGGAGAATGGAGAATCAAACCACTATCCCCAATCAGAGCCACTCGTTCTTATAGTACGTATATAGTACTCCTCACCCTCACATCCCCTTTTCACAATACATTGTACCCAATTCATACCCACTAGGTTAAATATGCCGATGGGTATTTTTTATTATAAAATTTTGGAGAAGTTATGGCAGATAGTAGAGAGATAGTAAAAGCCTTAATACAACACGACTATAAAAGCTATGTTGCCCTAACTAATATGGGATGGAAGCATAGTAAGTTCCACGATTACCTTTGCGATACTGTTCAAGAGTTTGTTGAGAGGGAAACAGATAAGGCTTATGAGATATTGATAATAAGCACACCCCCTCAGCACGGAAAGAGTATGACTATAACTGAGACCTTGCCTAGTTGGTACTTGTTAAAACATCCGACTAGAAAAGTAATAGAGGTAAGCTATAGTGAAGACTTTGCTCAGAAGTTCGGCTTAAAGAATAAGAGCAAGATTGAAGAGTTCGGAGAAATATTCGGAACGGGACTAAGCAAGGATAAAAATACGGCTAATGAATTTTGGATGGCAGGCAATAATGGACAGATGATAAGCAGAGGTGTTACAGGTGGTGTAACAGGTAACCCTGCAAACTTGTTTATCATAGATGACCCTATAAAGACTCAGCAGGAAGCTGATTCAGAGACGACGAGGGAACATTTGTGGGATGAATGGAACTCATCGTATAAGTCAAGACTTGCTCCTAATGCAAAAGTCATAGTAATAATGACTAGATGGCACGAGGACGACTTAGCAGGCAGAATGATAGAAAATGAGCCTAATGTTACGGTGGTTAATCTTCCGTGCGAAGCTGAAGAGGATGATGTGTTAGGTCGTAAGGTTGGTGAAGCACTTTGTCCTGAGATAGGCAAAGGTGATAAATGGCTAGCTGATTTTAAGAAAGGATATTTAAGTAAGTCTGGCTCTAGGACCTGGAACGCACTTTTTCAAGGCAGACCTGTAAGTGCTCAAGGAAACCTCCTGCAGAGGGAATGGTGGAAGTACTATGATACTTTGCCTGAACTCAATACTTTGATAATGAGTGTTGACGCTGCGTTTAAGGACGGCAAGGATAATGACTTTGTAGCGATACAGATATGGGGGAAGAAAGATTCCGAGTTTTACCTAGTAGACGCAGTTAAAAAACATTTAGATATGCCTAAGACTGTAAAGGAGATATTAAGATTAAAGGGAATGTACCCTACTGTAGATAGGATTCTGATAGAGGATAAAGCCAATGGTACATCGGTTATCCAAGTGTTAAGAAGACAGATACACGGAATCGTGCCTATCACCCCACAAGGTGGCAAAGTTTCGAGAGTAAATGCTGTTAGTGGAGCGATAGAAAGTGGGAATGTTTATCTTCCGAAGAAGAAGCCTTTCACTGAGGACTTTGTGAACGAGTGCTCAGCATTTCCTAACGGCAAGCACGATGACCAAGTAGACGCTATGAGCCAAGCCTTAAATCGTTTGATTTATTGGAAGAACGGAAAACCTAGTGCTCCTGCTAGTGATAATAAGCTAATACAGTTTAACTTAGCGAAAAAGAGTGCTTCTAGTGCGATAGGGAAAGGAGAATCGATAAATGTCATATAACCTTATTTATGGTGCACTTTTAATAGTGTGCTTTTTTATTGGTGTGTCGGTGGGCGTTCAGCTTCGCCATGAGAGGTCGAAAATTGAGCCTATACCTACGAAGATAGCAAAGACACTAGGATATAAGACTAAAGCCGAAAGAACCTCTGAGAGGGAAAGGGCAAGGCTTGAGCAGTTACTACAAGATATTGATACATACGGAGAGGACTTTTAATGAATTGTGAAAAGATATGGCAGATGTACGAAAAGAATAAACAGTACCTGCAGACCAAAGGCTTAGTAAAGAATACTGAGCGAAATTGGAACTTTTATGGCGACAATCAGTGGGTCGGAGTTAAGACTAAGGAAGAACTTCCTATGCTTAATATCATCAAGCCGACAATTAAGTACAAGGTATCTACTGTTTGTCAGCACGCTATGACGGCAAAATTCACCGATATGGGCGACGATAGCACTAATCAGCATATATACGATACCCTCAATAGGAAATTTGCTCAATCGTGGGAAAAGGCAAAGATGAATAGTGCTTTGTGGAAGTGCATTAAGGCTTCTGCAATTCAAGGCGATTCATACCTGTATTGGGGTACAGATTCGACCTTAGATACACCTCAGTTAATAGATAATACAAATATCTTGTTTGGCAATGAGAACACGACAAACATTCAGGAACAGCCTTACATAATGATTATGGAAAGGCTTCCACTAGAGACAGTTAAAAGAATTGCCTTAGAGAATAAGGTTCCTAAGGAAGAGATAGATAAGATTCAGACAGATGCAGAAAGGGAGAATCAGATTGCAAATAAGGAAGAAGTAAGTGATAAAGTTACTTGCGTTATCTACCTATCAAAGGATAAAGACGATGTAATCACTGTTACGAGGGCGACAAAGGAAAGCCTAATTGAACCTACGAGAAGAATTACATCATCCGTAGACGGAAAAGAATTTGCAGGACTAACTCTATATCCTATACAGAACTTTGTATGGGAGCCTAGACCTAATAATGCTAGAGGAGTTAGCGAGGTCGCTTCTATGATTCCTAATCAGATAGAACTTAACAAGACCTTAGCTAGACGAGCAGTCACTGTTAAGATTTCTGCGTTCCCTAGAATCGCTTATGACGCAGACGCAGTGGAAAACCCTGATGACCTAAACAAGGTCGGAGCTGCGATTGGAGTAAGGGGAAATGCTCAGCAGTCTATCAATCAGATGATAGGCTATATAAATGCAGCGAATATCTCTAGCGACGCAGATAAGCTGTTTGCTGACCTAATCACGCAGACAAGGGAGCTTGCAGGAGCAGGCGATTTTGCCGTGGGAAATATCGACCCTCAGAGGTCAAGTGGCAGTGCTATCATCGCAATCAGAGACCAAGCACAGATTCCACTCAATGAGCAGATAAACACATTCCAACAGACAGTAGAGGATATCGCCCTTATGTGGTTTGATATGTGGCTAGTATATGATATAGATAGCTTCACCACTAAGGATGAGCACGGAAACGAGATTAAGATATCTGCAGATGAACTTTTGGACTTTAAGCCGTCGGTAAAAGTCGATGTTTCACAAGATAATCAGTGGACAAAGTTTGCTCAGCAACAGGCTTGCGATGCCTTGCTTGCTCAAGGACAGATAACATTCGAGGAGTACGCAGAATTAATCCCTGATGGAGGAGCAATCAGTAAGGGTAAACTACTTAACCTCATATCTAAAAGAAGCTCAGAAGCGAAAATAGAGCCTCAAATTTCAGAGGAACACGCAGAAAATGCACCGATAGAAGATATTCCTATCGAAAATCACGAAATGATGGCAGAACACGAAGAAATGCCAACAGAAAACACTGAATTAAGGGAAGCGCAATAAGGCGCTTCTTTTTAATTATACAAAAAGGAGTTAAAAACAATGCCAGATTTTGAAACGAATGTAGGCGCAGAAGTGTTGGAGGTCGCCGACCCAACAATCGAATCAGAAGATGTAGGCGCAGAAGAACAGGAAGTCGCCGAACCTGTGGTTGATAATGCAGAAGCTGAAGCAGGAAAAACAGATTCCGATTCAGCATTTGCAGAAATGAGGAGAGAACTTGAAGCACTAAGAAACTCTAACGCAGAGTACGAAAGAGCATTATCAAATTTCTTTCCTGAAGCCGAAGATAAAGCACTCGCAGCGGAAGCCTTTTATCAGAACCGAGAGTATGACGAGTTAGTCGCAGAGAGAGAAGAAGCGAATGTCATCGATGGGCTGAAAAGAGAAAATGAGCAGTTAATGCAAGCAGTGATTGAACAGCAGGCTGAAAAAAGAATGGCAGATGACCTCAAAGAAGTGCAGAGCCTTGACCCTACTGTTAAAAGCCTAGAGGACTTAGGAGAATCATACGCAGGATATATCAGCAGTGGACTTACTGCAAGACAAGCGTATTTTGCGTGCAAAGCTGAAAAGCAGGCAACAACAATCGTCCCACCAAAGGCAACAGGCAAGGTCGAGAGCACAACGAGTGCACCTAAGGAGTTTTTCACTCAAGAGGAAGTCGAAGCTATGACAAAAGAAGAAGTTAAGAAGAATTATGAGACCATTCGTAAATCAATGACGAAGTGGTAGAAAAGGAGTAAAAAATGGCTTATAGAAAGTTTGTACCTGAGATTTGGTCAGAGCAGTACAACAGAGAACTTGAAAAGGCACTTGTATTCGCAGAGGACTGTAACAGACAGTACGAGGGCGAAGTTAAACAGGCAGGTGACACAGTTAGAATTTTGGGAGTAGGCAAGCCTACAATCACAACTACAACAACAGCAACGGATATCACGCTTGCTAATGCTGAGAATGTAACAGACACATCAATCTCAATGAAGATTGACCAGGTCGCTTACTACAATTTCAAGGTAGGCGATATCGACAAGGCGCAGTCTGTAGCAAACGGTCCAATGGACGCTCTTATGTCTGAGAGTGCTTATGGCGTTGCTGATGAAATGGATAAGTACATCGCAAAGCTTGCTGCTGATACAAGGGCAGACAAGCTAGACACCGCATCTACACAGGTAACAAAGGCTAACATCCTCAGCTATGTTGACAGGGGGCTAAAGAAGCTATACGAGCAGAATGTATCAAACAATAGCAAAATCACCCTTACTGTTCCACCGTGGTTCTATATGCTAATGAAGCAGGCTTATGTAGACCTTGACCAGAACAACTCAACAATGATTGAGAACGGCAAGGTGGGTAGATACGGAAATGTAATCGTAAAGATGAGCAACAATGTTTACAAAACAGGTACTGATTCGCTCATTATGCTAAGAACAGACAAGGCGATTGCCTTTGCCAACCCTCTAACTCATGTTGAGCCATACAGACCTGACAATTCGTTCTCTGACGCTGTAAAGGGATTCGTCCTATACGGTGGAACAATCGCAAGACCTAAGGAAATGGTTGTACTCAACTGTAAGGAGTAGTTTAACGGAGGGGCGATTGCCCCTCTTTATTTTGTTTGAGGTGAAATATGACTATAAAAGAACTAAAAAGCAATATTAAAACACTAGGCTTTGAGGAAGATTCAACGATGGACTTATACTCAGAAATAGTGTTAAATGCGATAAATCGAAGTATTGATTGGGTTTATCGCACAGTCGTTGAGCCGTATAAGAACTACTTTGAGGATGTTGTCGAAGTCGATGTGTATGAGCCTAGCCATATAACATCAGATACGAGCGAAATGGAAGAAATCGATTTGCCTGAAATGGTATGTGGGATTGTTCCATTGATGTCAGCATATTTTATATGGCTAGATGACGACGAGCGAAAAGCGACAATGTATTGGAACAACGCAGACGACCTCAAAACGCAGTTATTGTCGGTAATAATCAAGCCTAGAAAATGTAAATTCGTAGGTGGTTTGGAGATTTAAGATGGGAAAGCTAACAGTATCAAGCAAGCCTAGACTTTCTACGGCTAAATATTCAGGGTTACGAGGAATAGACCTTTCCCATTCTCCGAAAGAGGTTAACCGTAGACATTCCCCTGATATGATCAATATGATAAGCGACGATGGAGGGAACCCTAGAAAGCGAAAAGGCTGGCGATATATGAAGTCGTACGAGGGCGAGCGAATCTTGGATATGATAGAGGTAGACGGCTTGCTCTATGTTGCGACAAATAAAAATGTCTATGTGGAGAAGTGGAAGCGCAATGGTTTCAACATCCTAGAGAATGTAAAAACTCTTTATGGTGGTTCGACTTGTGACTTTAACTCAATCAAGCTATTTGCGTTTGATGGTAAATGTTATGCTTGTGGTTTTGGACATATCGACGCAAGCACTTTAACACCTAGTAAGTATGGATTGTCTACTCTTAGTGGACTGTTTGATGGGTTATATCCACAAGGGTATTTCTTCTGCGAAGTGGATAAAATCATAGAGGACTTTATCATCGGTGCAGGTTACCCTAATCACGAAGCTAGGATCAAGATGAACTCAAAGACTGTTCCTGATGTTGCCATATCGAAAAACCTTGATGGTACAGGTGGCAAGAATATAGGAGCAGGAGTGAATCTTTTAGCACCGTATAGGCGAGTATCTTATCTTGGTGATGACAAGACAACAGAACTAAGATTGCTACCTAAAAAGGAAAACGAGGAATCAGACGGACTGTTCAAAAGGTACTTGATTATAAATGTTGAATATCTTGATACGGACGGTGCGTGGAAGAAAGCCGAGTATACCACTACTAAGGATGGAGCGAAGACACAAGGCTATCTAGCTAACGGAATGTTGGGAGACACTTTCCTTGAATCTCCAATAATTAAGATTAAGGCTTATAAGCCACCTGTAACAGGACAAGATAATATCCGTGTGACCTATGTATCGTTCAGTGATGAAAAGGGCAGAGTGGATGATGACGGACAGTGGATAAGCGATAAAAACGGCTATTACAAAGGCTTTTACAACGAGAACTATGCTTTGCTATGCCGTGATGGGAAAATCCGTAATTATGGCTATGCTAACAACGATAGGCTATTCGGAGTATCAGGGAAGAACAAGGTTTACTTTTCGGCAGTAGGTGACGCAACCTATATTCCTGATAATTCATTTATCAATGTAGCTAACGCAGATTCAATCGTAAATTTGCATCGATACGAGGATAACCTTGTCGTAGTTACAGGAAACACTCAGAACGAATCATCGGTATATTTCATCAGTGGAGCGAAGCTACAAGATGGCAAAGAAACATTCATACTGCGTTCATCTTCTGTAACAACAGGAGCAGTCGCACCTAACACCTTTGCGACATTGATAGATGACCCTATGTTCCTATCATCAACAGGCTTATATGGTATCTCAAACCACTATATGAGCACTCAGCTAGCGATAAGAAATCGCAGTGTGTTTGTCAATAAGGTGCTATGCAAGGAGAAAAACTTAGATAGGGCGATTGGTGTGGCTTGGAACTCTTACTACATACTAGCATTGCCTAGTGGTAAGTGCTATGTATTCGATGGTAGGCAGACGACTAGAGATGATAAGAACAGAACAAACTTTGCGTATGAAACCTATGTGTTTGACAATATCCCTGTAAATGTATTTTGCGTAAGCAATGATATGCTTTTATTCGGCAGTGGAGACAACATTTGTTGTTTTTCTACTGACTATGAGAATGACGGAGCATACAGAGATGGAGCAAAGCAAGGATATGGAGTTTTGTATGATGGTGAACCAGTCAAGGCTCATTGGACTACACCTGTTGACTATGACGGCAACGAAACAGTATATAAGACCTTGCAGAAGCGAGGGAATGTTTTATTGCTAGATATTGCTGATTCCGAGGTCAAGATTTACTTTATCGTAGACGGCAAGGGGAAACAGTTAATAATGACAACAAGTTCAGAGCAAACCGATATTCATATCAAGAAGAAAGAAAAGAAATATAGGCACTTACAGATAAGGTTAGAGAGCGAAGACGCAAGACCTTTCAGTATCATCAGCCTAGCTAAGACCTACTCAGTAGGTAATTTTTCAAAGTAGGAGGTATTTATGGCACTAGCAGGAAACCCATATGCAACCCTAAAGGAAGCATATTTACAGAGCATACAGAAAGCAAAAGACGCAGACACTGCGTTGCTAGAGCAGAAGCATAATCAGGAAGTCGATAAGGCTAACAAGAACTATGAAGCTTCAGCTAGAGACGCTTATGTTAATTATCAAAAGAATAGCCTTGAACTACCTGAGCACTTGTCGGCACAAGGAATCACAGGTGGAGCAAGCGAGACGGCAAAGGTTAATTTGCAGACGGCTTATGCAGACGCACTAGCCAAAGGTAATTCAGCAAGAGAGGGAGCACTTACAGACCTTAACAATGCTTATATGAATTCCCTTAAGTCACTTGCTAATCAGTATTTAAAACAGCAGAGCGACGCAATCGCAGACTATGACGCAAAAATCGCAGCTTGGGATGAAGCGAAGCAAGCAGAAATTGCAGCACAACAGGCAGCTGCTGCTAGAAGTTACGGATATGGAGGTTACGGTCGTAGCTATGGTGGTGGACGCAGTTATGGTGGTGGAAGTACAAGCGACTATTCCGACTATGCAGATGAGGGAGTTACTTATGTAGAAGACCCTACACCTAGAATGGTAAACGCAGCGAACGCAGTGGCAGGACTGTTTAAGCAGAAAAAAGACCCTGATTCGTTCTTAATCGCAAGAGGACAGAGAAAGGAGCCCCCCACGCAAACGAAAAAGGTAGTCCCAACATATCCTAGTGGAGCAATCTCAATGAACTATGTAAACCGAGGTTTTCAGTCGTTCGCTCCATCTAAACCATCACCTAAGAAGAAAAAAGGTAAGAGGTAGTCAAAATGGCTAAAAGGCTAAATGTAATAAGTGTAGCAGACCAAAGAAAAGCTAGGGAAGAAAGCAACGCGAAACTAGATGAAGCATATAAGAAGCAAGTCAAGATGAATGATACTGCAGGTGGTCGTTTTATGCTTGGAGCAACAGAGGGATTGACTCACGCGTTATTCCCTGCTCCATACAAGCTGAAATCTATTAGCGATAGCACTAGAGAGACAGGGTCGTTCAAGGCTGGTGATGTCGGAGGTAACGCACTAGGCTTTTTTCTAGGTGGAGCACTCAGTAAAGGAGTAGGAGCAACAGGGCTAATTACCAACGCGCTATCCAAAAGTGGAGCAGGACAAGCACTTACTAGAAAACTAGCGACAAATAAATTCATCCAAAATGGAGCGAGAAAAAGTCTAGGGAAGCTAGGAATGGTTGCTACTGATAAGGCAGTAAATAGCCTTGCTACAAAGACGGCAGAGGGAGTTACAAAGCAGTTAGCGAAAGAAATAGCCGTTGATACACCTTTAGGCTTTTATAACTCACAAGGCTCAATTTTGAGCGATGGTTACAAGTTTGGTAGTAAGGACTATTGGAAGCAAGTAGGCTTGAATACGGCACTTGATGTCGGCATAGGCTCAGCTTCAGACCTTGCACCAGCATTCCTAAGAGGGCTAAGAAAACCGAAAGTCCATGCAGACCTACCCACTGCTGAAATTCCAACAACAAGATACACTAAGGTTAATTATCCTTTAGGAGTAGAAACCCCTAAACAGAGGTTATCAACAGAAGCAAGAATTGAAATTAATAAGCCTAAAATCGCAGAAATACAGAGTAAACCACTATCCCTTTCCGAAGTGGCTCAAACATCAAAGCAACAGCTTCCTAGACAGACAAGGACAGCGATAATGAAACAAAGCTATGGTTCTGATGTTGAACTTTTTAGACCTAGAAAACACTATGAGCCAATAGATGTTCAGATGAAAAGCAAGGATATAAACTTGTCACAAGGTAAGGGCATAGATGATGTTATGTCTAAGACACAGAATTTGCCGAGCGTAAAAGGACGCCCAACGACAAAGGACATTATGGAATCAGCGATTCATCCGATTGATTCAATAGGTGTAGCGACAAGGACAGAGCCACACTTGGGAACTTACGCAGTGAAAGAATCTCAGGGGTTGCAAACAGTTCGCTCTAACGCAACAATGGAAACTAAAAAAGCCATAACAGAGCGTAAGCACAAAACACTTGATTTTGTTTCAGACACAACAAATAATCAGGAAGCCTTAAAACAAGCCACAGCCGAGATTGGTGATGATATTGACGGAACACTCAACCACTTTAAAATGTCCGTGGAAACAGGGCAAACAAACAGCGACACGATGGTCCGTGGAGTGGCACTCTTCAACAAGCTAGAGGAACTAGGCAGACACGAAGAAGCAGCACTTGTCTCTGGCGAGGTTGTCTCACTAGCGAGCGAATATGCTAGAGGACTACAAACCATGAGATGGTTCAATCAAATATCACCTGAGGGCAGAGTGGTTGCCGTAAAGCGAAATGTCGATAGGCTTAATAAACAATTTGCAAATACTTTAAGTCAAAAGGGAATTACAGTTAGTGTTCCTGATGAAATGTTTAATAGGCTGAGAAAAGCAAGTGGAGCAAAGGAAATCGCTGAGGTTAAAAATGAGATAGGCAAGACAATGTGGAATCAGATTCCACCTACCTTAACCGATGAGCTCAGTGCTTGGAGATACCTTTCAATGCTAAGCAGTCCTAGAACGCACGTACGAAACCTTATCGGTAACTGTATCTTCACACCATTAAGAATGGTAAGAGATAAGGTCGAAGCTACACTACAGAGCAATCTAGTTAAGCAAGCAGATAGGACAAAGGCTTTCCACGTGGGAAGAACAGGCGAAGACGGAGCATTAAGGGCACTAGCGAGCAAGGCTTATGACGAGGACCGATACATCATTGAGGGAATGGAAAAGTATAGGGAGGTTCATAGACACCCTGATGCGATTCAGTCGAGATTTAAAGTCATCAATACGCTTTCTAAGTGGAATACCCACGCACTAAATGTAGAGGACTTATGGTTCAGTAAGCCCGCGTACAACAATAGCTTTGCAGGGTTCCTAAAGGCTAAAGGATATAAGGCAAACAATGTTCCTGAGGATGTATTCAAGCAAGCTAAAGAGTTTGCGATGAACGAAAGTTTGGAATCAACATTCCGTAATGCGAACAATCTTTCAGATTTCATTATGAAGATGAAAAGGTATGCGAATGTCCCACTTGCCGATATACCTAATAATTGGGGTGGTGGCAGAGTGCTGAACAAAGCAAGCAGTATGTTTGTTGACGCAGTATTCCCATTTGTAAAGACACCTAGCAATGTGCTAATGCAAGCGACAAAGTTTTCGCCTGTTGGACTAATGCGAGGGGTTAAGCAGATGGTAAAGTCTGAGAACCCTGCTCAGTTTATAAAAGGACTGAACAACCTAACATCAGGAATGACAGGTACAGGAATAATGGCTCTAGGCTATTATATGGGAACCGAGGGTTTAGCAACAGGTAAGATTGATTCATCGTCCGAGGGAAAATTCCGAAAGATGATGGGCGAGCAGTCATACTCAGTCAACATAGGTAGCAGAGATTTTAACTTCACTATGGATTGGGCAGCGCCTGCTTGTATTCCATTTTTTATTGGAGTGGAACTAGCAAACGGCAAAGAGGGCGACGGAACATTTGGACGAGTGCTAGATGCATTCACTCAGATGTCGGACCCTGTGTTCTCTATGTCTATGCTACAAGGTGTAGGACAAGCCTTTGAATCATCTAGGGGAAATCAAGAGATTAACCCTATATACAGAATCATAGGCAATTCAAGCGAGAGTTATTTGTCGCAGTACATACCTACACTGTTTGGACAGATTGCAAGGATAACGGCTTCTGAAGACCTTGATGTCACACCAACGGCAAAGAGTGCAACAGAACGAGAGATTCAGAACTTCCTATTCCGTATGGCAAGCAAGATACCAGGACTTAACGAAATGGTATTGCAACCTAAGGTTGACGCATTCGGCAAGACAGACAGAAAAGAAAGTATTTCAGATTATGCTTTGTCAGTCGCACAGAATATGCTATTGCCCGGAAGCCTAAAGGCACGCAGAAACGATTCAACGACAGATGAATTGGAATCGTTATTGCGTTCTGTTGATGGCTCAAGTGGAAGAAAGATAATTCCTGATAAGTCAGTAAACCTTAATATCAAATTTGGCAATGATGATATGCGTATGTCCGTAGAGGAGCGAACAGCATATCGAAAGACCAAAGGTGCAGAGGTTCAAAACGGTTTACAGAATCTGTTTAACAGTAGCGAGTATAGGAGAATGTCTGATGATGACAAAGTAAAGGCTATAAGCGATGTATATCGCAAGGCTGAGCGAAGCGCAAAAGATGAGTTTTTGCTTGGCAGAGGATATAGCAAAGGCGATATAGAGTTTTCAAAGCTATCTAAGACAATACAGTTAAAGTACAATCCTAGCGTTCAGTCAAAGGAAAACTTTGTGCTTGCTTACAATTCGCAGAAAGACCACAAGTCTAAGATGGCGAAAACGATGTCGGCTGTTCAGTCAGGGGTTAGTTTTAGAGACATTAACGGTGTAATGACAGTAGATAAGAACACGTACGGCAAGGCAGTATATGCGACTAGGGTAGGACTTACAACAAGTGACCTAGAAGCAGTTAAGGGCAGTGCCGACTATGACGGAAACGGAAGCCTTAAAAAAGCTGAACTTATATCGTATCTAAACAACAGTCAGTACACAAGGGAGCAGAAAAGGGTTCTTTTTGATATGCTATCGGCACGCAGTACAAAGTACAATCCTTATAGATAGGGGGATATATGAAAGAGTTTAATTTTAATGTAAAAGATAGAACACTCACCTTAAATGGTGGTGGTAAGTTTATAGGGCATAACGGCGATTATATCGCCGTTTTTTCTTTTGACGATGAATGGAACGGCAAGTCCAAAATCGCGCGATTTAAGAAAGATAAGTTTTTCCGTGATGTCGCTATTAATGACGACAAGTGCTTGATTCCGTCAGATATGCTCAAAAAAGGCAGAATCAAAATCGGAGTATACACCGATGAAATGAAGTCCGAACCTTTGATGATAGAGGTTGTTGAAAGTATCTTTGATGGAAAGTCTCAAAGTGCGTCAGCAAGTAAGGATAGCACACTAGGAACAGTCGTACTCAGGTTAATGGATAAGGTTGACAACTTGTCCCCAATTCCTGATTCAGTTTTAACTACTCTATTAGACTAAGGGGGATATATGCAGTATTTAGATAAAAACGGAGTAACAAAGCTATGGAACGCTATCAAGCAGAAGTTTGAAACTAAGGATAGTGCTGAGCAGACAAAAATAAGGGTAACCTCTGCAGAGGGTTCAGTTAATCAGCTATCAAACAGCGTTAGAAGCGTGCAGATAGCCGTTACGGAACTAAAAAACGCAAAGCAACCAAAACTATATATCGCATACTCTAGCTCGAGCGATGGAACAGGAATGACGCTCACACCTAGAGCAGATTCAAGCTATATAGGGTTTTGCACATCAACAGACGATAACGCACCTATGAATCCTAATAGCTATAAATGGGCTTTATTTAAAGGACAAGGGGGCAGTGGTGGTTCATCCGTATATACTTGGGTCGCTTATGCGAGTGATAATGGTGGAACAGACTTTTCGCACACCTACAACGGAGATGTCCACGATTGGATAGGACTAGGGTTAAACAAGCCGTCGCTAACGGCTTCGAACAATTACCACGATTATGAATGGTTTGGTATCACAGACTCTAACGCAACGACGAAAATCAATCAGCTAGAGGGCAGCCTTTCGTCACTAAGTACGACTATACAGTCAGTACAGACGGCAACAGAATCAATGCTAACCGATGTTTACAGACAAGTGGAGCACTTGCCTGAAAAGATTGATGAACTCAAAGGCAGACTTGATGTCGTAAAGGACTATATCATTGAGCAAGGCGAGGTTGACGGATGGCAGTACACAAAATGGGCAAAAGGCACTCTTGAAATGCTTATGTCAAAAGAGATTGACTCAGGGGGATGGACTGATGGTATGTGGAATAATATGCTCTTTAGCCGAAAAGTGTTTAGCTATCCATTGACAATCAAGCCTGTAAAAACACCTGTTGTTGTTGCTTCGGTACAAATTGGTACAGGGTATTCTCTAGGAGCACAGACTACTCATATTAAGTCAGGCAATCAGTTTACAGGCATACAGATAACCTCTGCAGGCAGTCAAGGAGCAAGCACGGCTGAAGTTAAAAACTTACAGATATATGTTATCGGCAAGTGGAAATAGAGGTGCATATGGGAGAACTCACAAGGGAAGAATGGCTAGAACGCAAGAATGCTATTGACATCAAGATACAGTGCCATGATGACGAAATCAAAAGATTGAACACTCGATTGATAATTGTTGAGGACATGACAAAAGAGATACAGAAAATCAACACCAACATAGAGCTCATGATACAAAAAATGGATATGCACCACAAGGAACTAGAAGAGCAACAGGAAAAGATGGAGCGACTAGAACAACTTCCTGCTACTAGGTGGAACTCATTAGTTAGTATGATTCTTGCTGCAATCGTCGGTGGTGTAATCACTTATTTTTTTAAAAGAATTTAGTTAGCTTAGGGCGATTAAGTCGCCCTTTTGATTTATTTCAAGGAGGTAGAAAAATGAATCTTGAATTTTTAACAAATCTTTACATTCCACTAGTTATCGCAGTTTGTTTAACTGTAGGCCATTTAATGAAAAAATTCCTACCAACGGATAACAAGTACATCCCACTCACAGTCACAGTGCTAGGAGCGATACTAGGTTGCATTGACGCTCACGCAGTCACACTAGTGGCTATTGCAAGCGGTATGATTAGTGGACTTGCGTCAACAGGCTTGCATCAGATTTTTAAACAGATTTTAAAATTAGAAGAAGAGAAGAAAGTCGAGGACTAGGCTATGGCATATCAATTTATAGAGGACTTTGACAGTCCTAACTATGGCAAATACTTTGTCGGAGAAACGAATCAGAATCATCCTGAGGAGATTATCATACATTGGTGGGGAGACTACGGACAAGCCTTTATGACGCCAGTTAATTGGCTATGTAATCCTAAAAGTGGAGCATCGGCTCATCTAGTAGCTGAGGCTGGTAGAGTTGCTTGTATCGTTAGTTATCCTAATGTTGCTTGGCACACTGGAGTGATGGAAGAGAACGCAAGGTCAATCGGCATTGAGTGTCGCCCTGAGTGTCGCCCAGCTGACTTTGAGACGGTAGCAGAACTTATCGCTGATATATGGCGATTCTACGGTCGCAAATTGCCGCTTA